ATTGATTTAACTGATCTTTCAGTAACCAGTAATGCAGCCTCAGGTGGAGGAGCATTAAGTTACAATAATACCACAGGTGTTTTTGGTTTTACACCACCTGATTTGACCAGTTATGGTACATTAAGCAATGTAGTTGAAGATACTACACCTCAATTAGGAGGCACACTAGATTGTCAAGGTAATACTGTTAGCAATCCGGTATTAAAAGATTATGCAGAAACCATTTACAGTTTAGGATCAACTGACACACCTACAATTACCATTTCAAATGGTAATGTACAATCAGTTACTATTACTTCAGGTCTGTCATTACCTGCGTTTTCAGATGCAGCAACAGGTCAATCAGTTACACTAATAGTATCAGGTTCAGGTACAGCTACAGGTACAGCAGCATATAAATTTGCAGGCGGTAATACTACATTAACAACTTTAAGTGTTGTAAGCATTTTTTATAATGGTACTAATTACTTTGCTAGCATTGCAACAGATTTTCAATAAGGAGTAGATATGCCATTAGGAGCAGCAAGACTAACACTATTAGCATTTCAACCCACAGTTGCGGTAGGAGCAGAAGTCATTCGCAAGAAAGTTGGGATATTTTCAAACGGAGTAGACATTGCAACAGCAGACAGCAAATTTGGCGGTTCAAGTATATTTGTTAATAACACCAGTTCCACAGACAATGTTGAAATAGATGATGCATCAAACACACAATTTAGATTAGGATCTACTTTTACTATAGAAGGTTGGTTCAAACCTGGACTAACAGGAGATAGATTTTGGAGTTTTAAAGGTGTTAACACCTCCAACGGTTTTGGTTTAGGCATTAGTAGTAATTGGATTATTTTTAGACACGCAGGTACAACAGATCTAAAATATTCAAGATCAGACAGTAATTGGCAACACATAGCATTTGTGTCAGATGGAACCAACAAACAAATATATTACAATGGTAGTCAGGTAGCAACTACAACTGCAACTTTGAATATCACTGACACAACCAATCTAAGAATAGGTAATGAACTTACAAATTCAACTTTTGGATACTATGGTTATATTGATGAAGTGCGTATTTCCAACACAGCAAGATATACTGGTTCTTATACAATACCTACAGCACCATTCGTCAATGACGACAACACACTACTATTGCTACACATGAACGGCACAGATGGTTCAACTTATTTTGAAGATGACAATGGTGTAGGTAGGAGTGCAGTTGGGGTATCGGCTTTAGGCAATGCACAGGTAGACACAGCACAATCTAAGTTTGGTGGGGCAAGTGCTACATTTGATGGCACTGGTGATTATCTACAGGTTCCTTATTCATCAGACTTCCATTGGAATTCCGGCGACTTTACTATTGAATTTTGGATTAGAACAAACTCCACACATTCATCAACAGTACCACCTACAATTGGTATGATGAATCCCACTACTGGTTTAAATTATTGGAGTTTTGGTGTTGATAATAACAATCTACTTGAATTTTATTATTTTAACGGCAGCACAGTATCTGTAGTTGGTAGCACAACTATATCTACAGCCGTTTGGCATCATGTTGCAATGACTTATAGAAGCAGTAATAATACTATCAAACTTTGGCTTAACGGCACGAATGAAGTCAGTGCAACTGTTAGTGGAACTCCTCAATTTACAACCTATGGTGCTATTCCAGTAACTATTGGACAATATAATAATGTTGGTTTTAATGGACATTTAGACGAAATTAGGATTTCCAACACCCGAAGATATACCAGTAATTTTACAACAGCGTCTGTTCCGCATGTAAATGACTCAAATACGCTACTATTATTGCATATGGATGGCAGTGATACATCAACAGACTTCCGTGATGACAATGGTAAGGATAGATACCCATTGCCTATACAAGCATTATCAGATACCCAAATTTCGACCACAGCCTCTAAATTTGGAGGTACCAGCATTAAATTTGTTACCTCAGGTAGTTATGCAGAGGTAGTTGCCGCTGAATCGCCTGCATTTGGCAGCGGTGAATTCACTATAGAATTTTGGTTATATTATACAGCCATACCAACCACTGCCGCTAGTATGCTTTGGGATCAACGCCCAGGCTCAAATGGTGCTTACCCATTGATATGGACTGAAGGTAATAGCAAAGCAAATATAAATTACTTCGTATCAAGTTCAGCAAGGATAGCTACTGGAGCAGTTTTGTCAGCTAATACATGGCATCATGTGGCTATAACTAGAGATTCATCAGCTGACCATAAATGTTATGTTGATGGGGTAAAACAAGGTGCAACCTGGAATAGCACAACGAGTTATCTCGCAGGTAGATTAAGGATTGGTGCTAATATGAATGGTGTTAATATTGTTCCTGGTTATATGGATGAAATCCGTGCTAGCAGTGTATGTAGATATACTGCAGCCTTCACACCGCCTTCAGCACCATTCCAAAATGATGCAGATACAATATTATTGCTACACGGTCATGGATCAAACACAAATACCTTCTTGTTAGATGATAATGGGTTTTATTAAAGGAATAAGGAATGGCTGAATATTATATAGAAGCTGGTTATATTGATCCCGCTTATTTTGAAAGACAGATTGATTCAGGTACCATCGCAGTAACCTCAGCATTCTCACCAGTTTTTACGGTAGATATTGCAGATGACACAGGATACTTCATTCCTGATTATATACAAGTAGATTATATTGCTGCTGCAGTAACAGAAGCCGCTGCCGATATAACAGCTTCAGCTACAGTAGCTGCAACAGTAGGAGTACAAAAACCATTTACAGTTGACATCGGCGCCGCCTGCACCATCGCAATTGCAGGTTCAAGGACCAGGTCGGATTCAGCTGACATAACCAGTCAAGCCACTGTAACAGCCACAGTGTTTAGGTCACAAGATTTTGCAGCAGCCATTAGTGCCAGTAACACCCTTGCATTAACAGCCGTACGGATACGGAATTATTCAAGTGATCTCACTGGATCAGCCACTGCGGCTGCGGTAATTGGTGTCAAAAAACCATTTGCTGCAGTTGTAACCACCGCTTTTGCCTGTGACCCCACTGTTTCAGTAATCACTGACACCACCGTTTCCTTAAATACCCTCGTAACACAAACTGTTGTAATTGGTAAACTAGAAGAAATTTCACTTGCACCTGCTTTTGTGGCCAGTCTAACCTTGTTGGCTGGTCTCTTAGAAACAGGTACAGCTATCATCAGCTCCACAGCGGCCCTAACAGCTACAGCCATAGAATATCGCACAAGGGCAGTAGATGGAATAGGTAATAGACCAATCAATTGGACAGCTTATTATCCAAACACCTCTAATCCTGTCGCATTACCTACCATAGATTTTGCATTTGATACCTCAGTCTATAAGTATGGTACAGCCAGTTTAAGGATTAAAAATGATAACTACACTGATCCTTATGCTAGTGTAAGCACTGACAGTTTATTACCCTCAGGTCAAACCACCTATGATTTTGCTGCACAGAATGAAGATTTTGTTGTAGAATTTTGGTGGCGTAGGAATTTATCGACTAGTGGTACCGGGACTGAACCAGTTATATTTTGGATAGGTAATGCTAACCAACAACCTACTCAAAGGTCTAGTTTCACCATTTCTAATAGTGGTGATCGTTTCATCATGGGTATGATAGAAGATGTTTCATACAGGAGATTAGGACTTTATTATTGGGATGCCGATAAAACTAGATACAGTTTAGATACCAGTCTCAATAGTTTTCCTAGTTCCAACAACACATGGTATCATATTGCAGTACAAAGAGCAGGTTCAACCTTAGCAGTAAAATTAAATGGATCCACAATTGCAAGTACTACATTCTCCAGTCAATTTAACCAATTCAGCGGTTTAAAAAATAGATTTAATATTACACAAGGTTACAGTTTAAGTGGTACATCAAGTGTAGGTGTATACTTTGACAGCATACACTATGCAAGAGGGGATTCCACAATCCGTGGACTCAGCGCTCATCCTTATAACACAGAAGATACTGTTTTCTTAGCCAGTTTTGACAGTGTTCTCACTGATGATTTAGCCAACTTCACATTAGAATACACGGCCACAGCGGCCACAACTGCAACCTTAACTGCTGGTGCAACAAGAGCAGTAGCAGGTAGTGCTGATTTAACAGCGAACTCGGTCCAGGCAGCGGAGGTCAATAAAACTGTTACCACAACAGCAGCCGTTGACGGTGCGGTAACCATTGCAGTCTCTGCTGCGAGATTGAGATCCACTGACACGGCCAGTGCGGCTGAATCAACACTAGCAGCCACAGCAGTGAGGATAAAACAGTTATCAACACCGATGAGCACCCAAGCGGCTGCCGAGATTGCGCCTGTTAAAACTGCCAGCACAGGTGCAGTCGTTGACGCCGTCACCGTTTTAACTGCCACTGGATACCGAACACAAGAAACGGTTTTAACTGCATTTACTGATGCAGCGGTCACTGCTGCACCTGTGGTTACTAGATCTGGTTCCAGTGACAGCACAGTTACGGCCAGTGTCAACGCTACAGCAGTGAGGATAAAACCATTGGCTGCCTCAGTGTTAGCTGAGTTCAGTACCACAGCCGCAGCTGAATCAAATAGACTGTTCTTCAGTGACCAGACCTCAGTCAGCTCCGTGAGTGCGAGTGCGTCAAGGACTAGAGATACCGGATCTGATCACCTAGTCGTGTTTACACAAGCGGTTACGGCTAATAATCTTGGTGTTATTGAAGCCGTAATAGCCGGTGTAACCGAGATAACTGCGGATCCGCAGAGGATAAGGACCACAGACGCAGAAGTGTCTGTCACAGCTGACAGTTCAGCCACAGCCACAAGGATTCGACCTGGCTCAGCTGCGGTCACCACGGTTTCCACAATCCTAATCGCAGCGGTTAAGACTGCTGTTACAGGATCCACACCGAGTGCCGAATCGGTTTCCTCGGCAACTGCGACAAGGATCCGCAGTTTTGAGTCTGTTCAGTCAATTCTAGCCACTGTGACTGCCACAGGTAGTAGACAAGGTGTAATAGAATTAACTGCATTCACCACGGCCAGTATTACTGCAGTACCTGAGATCACAAGATCAACACCTGCTGATTTATCCACGGTAACACAGGCCGCGATCTCAGCAGTTAAACGGGTGTCAGCACTGAGTCAAGCGGATTCTGTAGCCACCGCAACCACAGCACCCGTAAAAACAGCCAGTGCACAGGCAGTGTTCTCTGGAGCATTTTCACCTGTATTAACAGCCTCAGTGACAAGGCGAGGTTTGGTTGCGGTCACAGTGACGACTGAATTAACCGCCACTGCCGGAGTAACAAGACTGTTTGACTCAGCTGCGGTCGTCGAGAGCACACTAGTGATCACAGCTGGTAAACTGGTGTCAGCTCAAGTCACCATAGATTCAGCAATGACATTTACAAGTGCAATCCGTGACCTAAGGATTGAAACCGTAAGTTATAAGATACCTGGTGAAACAAGACTTTATCAAATAGTGGGTGAATCAAGACTGCGTTCGATTGCAGGCGAAACCCGAATATTCCAAATTAATCAATATTAAGGAGCAAACGATGGCTATCCGTTCAGGTTTTGAACAAACAATACAGGGCTTGACAATCCAAAAAGATACTGAAGCCCAACTAATTTATACATTTGATTGGAGTGAATGGTTACCCGAAGGGGATACTATTAGCACCAGTAATTACACAGTTACAGCTAGATCTAATGACCCAGATCCATTAGCAATTGAATCACAAGGTTTAAGCGGTGACAACACCTATGTTGAACTAAGTAATGGACAAGAAGGCAAGACATACACAGTTACCTGCCAGATAACCACAGGAAATGGCCTAATTGACAGGAGGAATTTCCGTGTAAAGGTACTTGCTCGGAGTGCATGATGAGTTTAGAAGATGAAAGTACAGATCTAAAGTTGCACACTCATCTTTGCTCAGAAAGATATAAAGGCATCCATGATCAGATGCACAATATTGATCAACGGATAGATAAAATAGAGCATAAAATAGATACACTGCACAATACTATTATTGAGCAAGGTAAAGCAATGCGTAATACATTAATATTTGCTATGCTTACTATTACAGCGAGTTTAATAAGCATTATAGGAGTATTACTCAATGGTTCCTAAACTGATACAACAGGCTAGACTAGAGATCTGTCATCAGTGTGAACACTATCAGAGTAGATTTGGTCAATGTGGTGTATGTCATTGTTTTATGGTATTAAAGACAAGACTAAATGGAGCAGAGTGCCCCAAGAAAAAATGGTTAAAATATGCAAAAAGATCTACATGATCAACAAGTACGGGAATGGTTTAAAACCCGTCGGACCACAAATCCAACACTGCCAATTGATTGTGTTCGATTAAAAGACCAATCACGGATATGTGAAGATTGTGGAAAACGATTACCAGCACAACGGATAGTCCGTATTAGCCAGCGTACATGGCCAGAACGACATTGGCATCACTACTGTGAAGCCTGTCGTTGTTATAGAGATCCAATAACAGGTGAATACTCAATACCATATGGTGATAGTGACCGATTTAATCGTTATTTAGATAAAAATTGGCAACGGAGATAAATACGAGTGCAGGATGATTCACTATGTTTACTGCCATTAGCATAGTGGCTTTTTCAAGCTCACGAAAAAGTTAAACTCCCTGGATACCCCTTATCCAATTGCATCCTGTGATTTATCCTAATAATTTTTTCTGACTACACAGGGTCCTGCCACGGGGCCCTTGTGCAGGAAAATATCAAAAAAAACCATTTACAAACAGTTTTTTTTAATATATAATAAATAATATTATTAGGAACCAATATGGAAACAGATTTTACACGACACAAACAAATTGATCCAGAACAGATCTCAGCGCATCCAGTACGAGTGGATCTAGAACTGTTGTTACGGATTAGACAACAGTTTTGGCGTGAGATGACGAATCATCAGCGTGGTCAATGGGCTGCATATTGGGACCGTGTATATTTTAAACAAAGACCATTAAAACAGGCATTTTTACAGGCACTAGCAGAAACAGTCAATCAATTCGCAGGATCTAAAAGGCAACAAAGGCAACCGAGGCAACAAAAATCCACTGCCGATATCGTGGCTAAAACAGTGGACACCTGTCAATCTCCTCCTTGGGATTGACACCGACAGGTGGCGCCTGGACTACCTCCCAGTACACTAGTACAGTAGGTGAGAGTTATACATAGTCAAGCTTCTCTCAGAAATGTCACAAGGAGTCGTCAAGAGCAGTAATACTGCCGCTCCATCGACGATGTGCTAATGGTAACAGCATCGGGTGCACGAGCACCTTTTTTTTGTGATGGCTGTTACATTAGCCATCGTTTGACTTCAACTCCATGTCTCAATTAGATACTAACTCGATTACAGAGTATCACTTGCGATAGCAAATTCCAAGTTGATATCAACTGACAGTTGAACGAAGTGAAACTGACAGATTGATTCAACGCAGGAAGGACGGCGTAGCTGGACTTGGAGAATCAATTAAACCACTAGGCAATTTAAGGACCGATATGACCGAAGAATCAAATCAAATTGGCCGTGTAACACTCGATAATTCGTGTGTGAGCGGGCCGGAATCGTTTACCCTAGAACTGGAGACCCTATGAAAAACCGATTAGTCACCTGGCGAGTTCGCCATGCAAATGGTACGGTGATAGAGATGTCACTGCCCAAGATGGCGAGAAGTCGGGTGAAGGCCATAGTGGAGGCTGATGCCCGGTCCACGGGTACCCGTGTCGTGTTCTTCACTGATCGGCCGCTTGGACCGGTATGACCGAAAATCAAATTGGCCGTGTAACAGAATATAATTTTTGTGTGAGTAGGCATGAATTCAGAGATGAATACTTCTGGGAATTTACGACTGTGGAAGAATACTCAAGGCAGAGGCTAGGTGATGGAGCAGTTGATGAAATCTTAGCCCAGAAAGGTGGATTACTAGTCGCGGATCCACCCTGTGCGGATCCAAGGCAACATCGGGTTGAAATATGGGTATCAGCACCCAATCAGTATCAATTGGCTTTATTCCAACTGAAATTTGGTTACTTAGATAAATAATATTTATGTACGAGATATTAATTAACGAAATAGAGACACAGCGGAATCGTATACGGGTAGAGGTATACCATCGACCCCGGGAAGACCGATACCGCATAGTTACCAGACAGCGAGGTGTGGCGATAGCTGAAGACTTCCGAGCTGATCAGTCTCTAGCTGAACAACTTGCAACGGAAATAGCTTATGCCGATATTAAGAGCAGATAAACCAAAAAACCCATCCAGACTGGAACTGGAAATGTTCCGTGGATACCTATTAAGAGAATCAATGTGTCGTTTTAGATCAGAGCCATGGGAACTCACTTTCGAGGATTTCCAGGTGCTATGGGGCCCACACTGGCATCAAAGAGGTACAGGATCTGACGAGATGTGCCTTACAAGGATCGACGACAGTCGACCATGGCGACGGGATAACTGTGCCGTAGTAACACGCAACAGTTATCTTAGGCGGGTGACCCAACGACCAAGGAACAGACGGAAAGGCCGGACTGTCAATGCTCAAGCAGTTCTATTACCTCCGAAAAATTGACATGGAACCAAGACCAGGAGTCAGTTACGCAACCAGTTATATCCGTATGACTGACCCGGAGCGTCAGAGACTGGCAGAATGGTTAGCTGAGGAGATACGAGACATCTTTGAGGAAATTGAATCAGATCCAGCTGCACAAGCTGCTAGTGAATTGCCACTGAGAGGTTTTCCAAGGTCGGGTAAACCTAATCGCAGTCTGTTAGACATACTCTGTGATACCGCTGAAACCATAGCGGGTCGACAGAATTCAGGACAACCCAAAGACTTTCCACTAGCGATCATTGACCGTTGGAATCGTTTTTTCCGTGGTACCCGACGAGAGTTTTTTTTGCGGCAGAGAAGATGATGGCGGATGAACTCGTGGGTGATTTTGATCCATACGATTTATTGATTAATTCACATCTGGAGATCCAACAACTACAAGGGATCGCCCGTAACCATAAGCAGCATATAGAAATGCTTAAACTAAGGGCAGATCATCAGGACCTACAGATAGCACAGTTAAGAGGAACACTAGCTAGAATAGAGGAGCAGTTACGATGACAAGACGAGAAAGACAAACTGAAAAACCTGCGGAGAAAACAGGTCCACGACCAAAACAGTTGGTTACCGCAGAATATACTGGTTTGCCAGTTGGTAGAGATCGAACAGTAGTACCACCAGATGGTGTAGAAGCACTAGCTGCACTAGGTTGTAGAGACAGAGAAATAGCCAACTTCTATGGTATTGATGAGACTACCCTTAAATACAACTTCACGGAAAACCTGGTAAAAGGACGAGAGGATTTAAAAATCAGCCTTAGACGCAGCATGTTACATAATGCTTGTAAGAACATGAATGCAGCGGTACAGATATTCCTTGCTAAGAATATACTGGGTTATAGAGATCAACCAGTGGCCGCAGAGAACACACAACCATTGCCGTGGACAGACTAACATGCTGAGTCCTGCACAGCGAACGGTAGCAACAGCGCAGGAAAGATGGCGTGTGTTGATAGCAGGTCGTAGATTTGGTAAAACACATCTTGCTATCAGAGAACTGTGTCGTTTTGCAAGCGAGTGTGATCGACTCTGTTGGTATGTTGCACCCAGTTACAGGATGGCAAGGCAGATAGTGTGGCGCCCATTAAGGCAACGACTCGAGGCGTTGAGATGGATCGGTCGCAGCCATGAGACTGAAATGAGCATTGATCTAGTCAATGGTTCAAGGATACAGTTAAAAGGTTCAGATAACGAAGACAGTCTTAGAGGAGTTGGATTAGACTTTGCGGTATTAGATGAGTTCGCAGACATTGCCAGCACTGCTTGGTATGAAGTACTGAGACCCACACTAAGTGATCGTCAAGGCTCAGCACTGTTTATTGGCACACCTAAAGGCATGGGTAATTGGAGTTATGACATCTACTCACATGCTGCTCGAGCAGCTGATTGGTCCAGGTTCCAATATACCACACTGGATGGCGGTAATGTACCAGCTGAGGAAATAGAATCTGCTCGTCAGGACCTAGATGAGCGCACATTCAGACAGGAATATCTTGCTACATTTGAAAGCCATTCAGGTAAGATATATTACAATTTTGATTCCGAACACAACACAGTAGACACTCCAGAGATCACCGCAACGGAATTACATATAGGAATGGATTTTAACATTGATCCAATGACAGCAGTTGTTGCGGTACGAGCTGGTGAAGTGTTAACTGTTGTAGATGAAATAAGGATCTTTGGTAGCAACACCGATGAAATGGCCGATGAAATCCAGTCAAGATATCCTGGTCGTAGGATAGCGATTTATCCAGATCCTGCTGGTCATCAGCGTAAGACATCAGCTGGTGGTGCAACAGATATCACACTGTTAAGGAACAGAGGATTCCGTGTGGTAGCAGCAAGATCACACACACAGGTTAGAGACAGGATCAATGCGGTAAATGCACGATTGTGTACAGCAGCCGGCCTAAGGAGACTGTTTGTAAGCAGGACCGCTAAATATTGTATTACTGCATTAGAGAGGCAAACATATAAACCAGGTACCACACAACCAGATAAAGACCGAGGTTTTGATCATACCAATGACGCACTAGGTTACATGGTAGACGCGATTTTTCCAGTGCGTACCGACACAGCGGTGACCCCGCCAGAACGCTGGGGTCATCGAATAGCATAAGGAACAAGATGGATATTTTACAAACATTATCAGAAGAGGTGAGACGATTATTACAGGGTAATCAACTACACCAAGATTATTTTCCACATTGGGAATACCTGTTAGAAAGTTATATTGGTGGTGTAGAGTACCGTAATGCAGGTCATCTTACACGCTATCAACTAGAATCTGATGGTGAATACACGAGTAGACTGCGTACAACTCCATTAGAAAATCATTGCAAAAGTGTAATTTCAGTATATAATAGTTTTATGTTCAGACAGGGTGTTCGGAGAGAATTTGGCACGATTGAACGGTTTCCAGAACTAGAAGACTTCATTTGGGACTGTGATCACGAAGGTCGTACCATTGATCAATTCATGAAAGAAGTCAGTACCTGGATGTCGGTGTTTGGACACTGTTGGATCATAGTAAGTAAACCCAGTGTTAATGCTCTAACACTAGCAGACGAACAACAGTTAGGTGCTAGACCATATGTCAGTGTCATGACACCAATGGTAGTATTAGATTGGGATTTCCAAAGGCAACCGACGGGTCGTATTGAATTAGCGTATATTAGATATCTAGAATCAGCAACAGGTGACCTGTCAGTGGTAAAAGAATGGACACCCGTGGAGATCACGACCACTGTGGTTGACACAGGTCGAGATATGATCTCTAGCACAGTACGAGAAGTGAATCAATTAGGTCGTGTACCTGCTGTGTGTGCATATAATGGTCGCAGCATTGTTAAAGGCTTTGGTATCAGTGACATAGCTGATATCGCAGATGCACAGAGATTCATTTATAACTGCACATCAGAAGTAGAACAAGCAATCAGATTAGACTCACATCCAAGCCTGGTAAAAACTCCTGAAACACAGGCTGGAATTGGTGCAGGTAGTTTGATACACATGCCTGAAAATTTAGATCCAGGACTAAAACCATATCTATTAGAATTTGGTGGTGCTAGTGTAGACTCAATCTACAAGTCAATTGAACATACCATCACCGCAATAGACAAGATGGCCAATACCGGTGCAGTCCGTGCAACAGAATCTCGTTCAATGTCAGGTGTAGCAATGGAAACAGAATTCCAATTGTTAAATGCAAGGCTAAGTGAGAAAGCTGACAATCTAGAATCAGCAGAAGAACAGATGTGGACGATATGGGCAGAATATTCGGGTGCTGAATGGACTGGTACTGTCGATTATCCAGACAGCTTTAATATCAGAGATACAGCCGGTGAGATACAGCAGTTACAAACAGCCCGTAATACCGCAACTGATCCAGCTGTTATACGACAGATAGATCGCCGGATAATGGAATGGTTAGGACCAGACCCGGACCTGGAATCGGAGGAATTTCTATACGAAATCCATGTAATGCAAGATCCTGCGTCAGGTCGACAAGAAACAGTCACAACCCTCGAAAGACATGAAGAATTACAGGCTCTTGGATGGCGGAACCTAGGCGACTAACACACCGAGAATTGGCGACATATAGGAACAACATGCGTATCCATCAGATGAATAGATGCGCATTATGCGGTGAAGAAATAGCTGACCAAGAAGCTGTATTAGATCATGACCATCACTCTGGTCGTATAAGGAGTGTACTGCATAGAGGATGCAACGCACTATTAGGTAAGATAGAAAACAATCTTGCTCGTAATCGTGTAACACCTGAGCGATTAAAACAGTTTGCAGGTCGTTTATGTGATTACATAGCGGCGGAACGGGCAGAGGTCGTACATCCCACATTTAAAAGAAAGGAGACCACATGTACGGTAAAAAGAAAAAGCGAAAAAAACCTTCGGGTAAAAAACCAGGAAAACAGCGGTGCCAGTGATCGGCACAGCTAAAGGCTCCGGTTATGGCAAGAAAAAGAAAAACTAGGAATAGATTCCAAGGGAGTCCGTGTAAAACCAATTGTGGAGGTCATCGTGCTGGATATCGTTATGCAAGATCAGGTGGTAGAACTCCTAGTCCTAGTAGTCGTAGTTTTAATCGCGGGATGGGTATCTTCTTAGGTACTTTTAATCCACGCAGTTTAGCACGGAAACAGAATCGACGATAAAATTTCGATTTTTTTATAAATATATTAATAACTCTTAAAGGAGGCGAGGTTAACAATGGACCAAGAAACAACATTGGCAGACAAGGAACAGGTAATTGACACCGAAGAAAAAAGTCAGGCAGCTAAGATGTTCACACAGGAAGAAGTAGATAATATGATGGCAAGGATGAAAGGTTCTTTGTCAAAAAAACTATTGAAGCCTTATGAAGAACTAGGTGATATTGAAGAACTACGACAGTTGCGAACTGCTCATATCGAAAGAGAGCAGGAACAACAGATAAAGCGTGGTGAATTTGAAAAGACCTTACAAGACTTAGCAGCTCGTAAAGATGCTGAAATCTCAAAAAGAGACAGTATCATAAGAGAATATCGTATTGAAACACCAATCCTGTCAGCTGCTGCAAAGTATAATGCAGTTAATGCAGAACAGGTAAAAGCATTGCTAGCGAATCAAGTTAGACTAAATGATTCCGGTGAAGTTGAAGTTGTGGATGCTAAAGGTTCCGTAAGATATACAGATTCTGGAGAACCAATACAGGTAGATGCTCTAGTCAAAGACTTTTTGGAAAGCAATCCACATTTTAAATTAGCTAATCCAGCTACAACTACCACACAAAGCAATGCAGTTAATCGCACATCAGGTAAGACTGTGGATGTAACAAAATTAAATATGCGAGATCCAAAGCATCGTGAAATTTACAGTGAATACCGTCGGGCGAATGGACTAAGATAATTTTTAAAATTAAGGAAATAAGATGGCTAACGAATCAACAACTACTAGTCTTAATGACCTTTTACCACAAATGGTCGCAGAGGCTATGTTTGTAGCGAACGAAAGAAGTATCATGCGGAATATTGTAAAAGTCTACGATATGCCAATGGGTACAGGTAAAACATTAACAGTTCCACGCTATCCAGTGCAATCAGCTGCTGGATTGACTGAAGGAACTGATTTGTCAAACACACAAGTAACCACAGATGGTGCTACACTAACAGTTAGTGAAGTAGGAATCATGGCTACAGTAACTGATCTTGCAAGGATGACCAGTGCAAGCAATGTAATTTCAGATGTAGGTCGTGTAATTGGCGAAGCTGTTGCTAAGAAAATGGATCAAGATCTAATCGGTCTGTTCTCAGGTTTCAGTTCAGATGCAGGTGGTGACAGTACACCAATGTCAGCATCACTAATTGCAAAAGCCATTGCTACCCTAAGAGCTAATGCAGTACCAGGAGATGATTTATTCTGCGTAATGCATCCATATGTTGCATATGACCTAAAAGCTGCAATTACTAATACTTTTGCTAATCCAGCTGCTGGTGACATGCAAAATGAAGCAATGAGATCAGGTTATGTTGGAACACTGTTTGGTGTACCAGTATTTGAAACCAGCAACATCAGCAACACTGGAACAGCTGGCGACTATGTTGGTGCTGTATTCCACAGGAATGCTATTGGTTTGGCAATGTTACAAGATATCAAACTTGAAACACAAAGAGATGCTTCATTGAGAGCAGATGAAATTGTTGCTACAGCCGTTTATGGTTTTGGCGAACTGTATGATACCTATGGTGTAAAGATTACAGCTGACAGTTCATTGGTAAATCCGTAAGGAGTTGATCAATGCCTTTTGTAGTTGAAAACGATACAACAATTAGTTTTGCTGAATTTTCGGATATGTTAGACCGTGACCAGCGTTTGTTTGAAGCGAATGAAGGCTTGAGTGATGACATAATTGACAACCATTTAGTGAGGGCGACGGAGCGTATTCTAGATCGGATACGCTCCACACAATGGTGGCAGGAATATTACACAGCTCGTAATACCACTGTTACCATTAATACAAGAGCAGATATCCCAGCAGTTGATCCTGATCGCATACTGAATAGACAGAATGATTTTACTGATCTTTGTGTTTATACTGCGCTAACTGAATTTACCCTGCCATTGATAGCAGATTTTGGTCGAGAAGATTCAAGTGAAAGGAACAAGATGGGATATTACCAGCAGAAGGCTGACGGATTATTTGCAGAGTTAATCGGTGCAGGTGATTGGTATGATTTTGATGACGATTCAGTGATCCAATCAGACGAACGACAGCCTGGTGCATTTAATCTTAAAAGGATTCGCTAATGCGTCAAGAAATAGTGGACTATATAGCTACACTAGGATTAGGTGGTTATTTGTTAACTGATGAAATACCTTGGTCAGCAGATAACACACCATTGTTCCTGCGTAATCTAAAGAAAATTTATGTAGATGAAACAGCAACTGCAAGTGAACCTATTATTAGAGCACTCGATGGGTTGAATGTCAATAACGAACAATCGGTCACACGGATTTATTTTGCAAATGATGCTAAACAAATTCCACCAAACTATAGTGATGTAATCACCAGCCTAAAAACCTGCCGAGACATAACTACCATTCCAGGCATCCAAAGCCGATCGGTAGAAGTCTCAACAAGTTTTGAGGACGATGTTTTAGTAACAGAAATAACTGTTACATTCACTAGACTAAATTAACATAAGGAAAAGAGATGGCTTACATTTATCCAGCACCAGGTACATCAAGTAGTCAGGTAACTTTAAATATAGTTACTGTGGCAGGTACTGATACATTAGGACTTGATGTCCCTGCGTTACAAGATGTTACTATCAATAATGCGAACGATGTTTTTACATGGACGCAATTAGATAGTGGATCTAAAAAGCAAATCGCCACTACAGCTACCAATAGTCTAAGTATGAATATTGTATTAGATCAAGATACATTCTTTGGTACTACTGTAGCAGGTGAAGATGCACAAACAGCCGGTATTTTTGGACTTAGCAAGGACAAGACTAAAATTGAATTTACATTGTTCTTAGGTAAGGAAGATGACGGCAGCGCCGGTAAAACAGTTACTGGACAAGGTTATATTACTGGTTTAGCACCAACAGTTTCAGCTGATAGTCCTGTTTGGGTCAGCCCAATCACGATTACAGTTGACGGTGATTACACAGTAAGTTAATAAACTGACTCCAGGGCCCAGGTGCTCTGGGGTTTTTTCACAAGGAACGGACAGATGGATGTGATAGATTCAAAGACCTCACGAGAGATAGCTGACAGTGTGTTAGCAGAAGTTGCCAAAGCCGGTAATGAGCTTAGATGTGCTCGTAACGACATTGACAAAGCACAGAGTAGGATTAAATTCGTAACTCTACTCACACATAAATTGATTGAAAGATTGGAGACCGAAAGATGAAATTAGCAGAACTCGCAACAAAACCTAAACTGATCCCTGTAAAAATTGATGACGAAGATACTGTAAAGGAATATGGTGAACCCATAGAATTCTATATCTATGATCGCCAACCAATGGAAGTATTTTTAAAATTAGCCCAATTAGAAGGTGACACCACGAATATAAAAGAAATAACCGAAGTTGTCAGCCAAATGGTAATGGACGAGACTGGTAAAACAGTGCTCACTGAATCCGAATGTTTACCAACCACAGTGATGTTAAAGGTAATTGAAAAAACAGTTAATCACTTGGGAAACTCAGTAACCCGGACTTTGAAAAAATAAGTCCAAAACTCAGCATATGGTTAACCGTAGACTTTGTAGCAAGGAGATATTCGGTATTACCAAGCGAACTGTTGTCACGGGGTGATTCAATTGATTTTAGGTGCGCAGATTTAGGAATCAAATACGAATCATATCTCCAGAAACGAGCGGAGTCTCGTAATGCTCAGTCGGCTACACCTCAGCCAAGCCAGGAGGAAATGCAGAGGATGATAGACCGTGTAAGAAGGAATAAAAAATGAAACTGCGTCTTAAAACCAGTAGGATTGAACCAAGGATTAACCGGATGCGAGATCAACTGTCCGGTATACCCAAAGAGGCCTATGATTATTTTAAAGGTATAACTCCTCGCCGTACGGGCAATGCAAGGAGGAAGACTTATTTACAAGGTCAAACGATTAAAGCTGATTATCCATATGCTCAGAGGCTAGATAAAGGTTGGAGTAAACAAGCACCGGAAGGAATGAGCCAACCTACCATTGAGTTTATCCGTGATCGGGTAGCAGCGACGGTAGGAAACTGATATGGCTAAAATACGAGACCAATATGTATTAGATATAGATACACGAGGTGCGCAACAGGCAATAACGGGAATACGCACCGCATTAGGCACACTAGCAGGTGTGCTTGCAGTTGATCAGATACGAAGCTTTGTCTCCAGTATCACAGATGCAACTACACAATTTGAACGATACCAAACCCAATTAACAACATTCTTAGGTTCACAAGAACGAGCAAATTCGGCATTAGAGCGTTTAAGCCAGTTAAGCCGGAGTCTAGGTGCAGATGTCGATGATCTAACCAGTGCTTTTGTTATATTCACTAGATATGGACTAGACACCAGTAACCAAGCATTAACACAATTTAGTAATATTGCAACAGCCAATGGTAAAAGCTTAGAACAATTAGGTGAAGCAGTAGGTGATGCACTAACTGGTGAATATGAAAGACTAAAAGAATTTGGTATTAAGGTCAGCCAGGAAAATGGGCAAATAATAGCAAGGATAGGCGAAGATCAAGTCGCTTTAGCAAGGACCAGTAAAGATCTTGTTAGACAGTTACAAGAATTAGGTTCAACTAGATTTGCCCAATCAACAGACAGTACTACACAATTAGGTACTAGTATAAACAATCTTAAAACCAGTGTTACAGAAGCACAAAGGGCATTTGGTGAAGGCCTGAAACCGGCATTAATACAAGTTAACACGGAGTTAGGCACATTTTTAGATCGTAATCGAAAAATTGCTGGTGAATTAGGATCAGGACTTGGCGAAGCATTAAGGACAATCTCAGCAGGAGCTCGTGTATTAATAGATAATATGGATCTATTAAGGACTGCTTTATTAACATTTCTTGGTATAAAATTTGCTGCTGGTTTAGCAAGTTTAGCCGTTGGGTTAGGGTCGGCTGTAAAAGCAACTGGCAGTTTAGGTGCAGCATTGGCAGGAGCTGGTACTGTATTAAAAGGCTTTTTAAGTAGGATACCATTAATCGGTCGTGCATTTGCCACCTTAGCTGCCATAAGTACTCCTCTTGCCAGTGTAGTTGCTGCTGTGTCAGCAATGGCTATTGCATTTGAATTTTTCAAAGATGATGTCGTCCAAGTTGGTGAGACTACTACAACATTTGGTGAGATAGCCCGTGCGGTATTCTCAGGTATAGGTACCATAGCGCAGCGAGTAGGTAATTTTATCTCTGAGACACTAGGATCTGCTTTAAAATATGTAAGTGATTTGTTTGGTCCATTTGCTAATATTGTACAACAATCATTAAACTCAGCGGCTGGTGTTATCCAACGCAATGCAAATTATATGATTGGTGCTTTTGTTGGATTTTTCCAACAGATAACCGTAGGTTTAGGGGATTTACCAGGTTTATTCTATCAAGCTCTCTCGAGTGCATTTACAATTGTAAGTGAATTTGTAGAAAGATCAGGTAAATTATTTGGGGAACTATGGGATTACATCGCAACACTAGGCGAAGATGAAATTTCAAATACATTTAAAGGTCTAGGTGAAATAGTCTCACAAGAAGGTGCAAAAATAGCAGCACAAAGCAGTATCAATTGGAATGAAATAATGGGTACTGATTACATTGGCTCAGCGGTTAATGAAATCATACTTAATATTGAAGAATTGGTATTAGCATATAGAGAGGGTCAAGTATCAGTAGAAGAATTTGGTGAGAAATTACAAGAAGCTGTTAATCCACCTGATGTTGAAAATAAAACTGAAAAAACCATCACTGCCATTACTCGAGCACGGGATGCAGTAAAAGACTATACACGGGAAATAGAAGACAGGATTAGGGCACAAAACGAAAGCCAAGAACTTGCAAGACTAACTGGTATAAGACGCACACTAAAAGAGATTGAATTAGCAGAAAAGAATTATGCTAGATCAATAAGACAGCGTATACAAGAACAAGTCACAGCAGGTGAGATAACACAAGCAGAAGCCGATCGACAATTAGCCGAAATAGCTGTGCTAGAACAACAGGCCATTGAATCTCAACAGAGGATAGCTGAAGCTGCTTATCGAGAATCAAGGACCTTTAGTACAGGTTGGAGACAAGCATTTGAAGAATATGTTGATGATGCAAACAATGCTGCACGAGCAGCAGAGAGTGTATTTAAAACAGCAACACAAGGCATGGAAGATGCAATTGTTAATTTTGCAAAGACAGGTAAGTTTGAATTTAAAAGCTTCTTAAATTCAGTTTTAGAAGATCTATTGCGTAGTCAAGTAAGACAGTTAATAGCACAAACATTTAGCATTGGTAGATCAGGTCCTAGAGGAGGCGAATCCAGTGGTAACAGTTTCTTAGATCTTTTTTCCGGTTATTATGCCACAGGTGGTATGATACCAGCAGGTAGATTTGGTGTGGTTGGAGAATCTGGTCCAGAATTAGTGTCAGGACCAGCTACTGTTTCACCAATGGGTAATACAAATATCCAATACAATATAAGTGCAGTAGATGCGATGAGTTTCCGTGAACTGTTGTCAAGAGACCCCAGTTTCTTATATGCAGTAACAGAACAAGGTCGTAAGACCATACCTAGCACAAGGAGATAATGATGACAACAGCATATCAAACAGTTATAGATAACTGTTCGAGTTTAAGTATTAATAGGCGTAAACGGATATCTCAGACAGTTAGTAGAGATGGCACCATTAAAACAACCAGTCTTGGAGGGCAGATTTGGGAGTTCCGTGTAAGACTACCTGATGGACCAAGTTATGAAACATATAGACCTCTTATAGAACGGATGGAAGCACTAGATCGTGTTACTGCAGGTACTATACAAATTAACAGTTCAGGACACGCATATATAAGTGGTTACCAAGGAGACTTGTCAACACTCGCAGGCATAACAGTCAGTTACACTTCCGGTAACACAGTAACCATAACTGGGGGTGCAACAGGTTTAACCACAGGCCAATATAGATTTAAATCAGGTGATTATATACAGTTAGGATCAGGCCGAGTATATACAGTTGTCGACGATGTTGACCATGATGACACAGTGATAACCCTACATAGACCAGTAAGAGAGTCAGCAGGTAGTTACACATTAACAGTAGGACCAGCAGTAACTTGGACAGTCATATGTACAGAGTTCCCTAATTGGACGATATTCAGTCGTAATCAAGTTGGTTGGGATGGAGATTTTGTATTTGCTGAGGTGATATAATGGCTATAGATCTTTCAGCTTATCCAGAAATACAAACAAACATGTTTGTTAGACTGGACATACCAGATTATGCGGTATTATATTTCAGTGATTATCATCGCAGTTACTCATTTGGTGGCAATACCTACGATGGAATAGGTCAATTATTATCAATTTCAAATACAGATGACAACCTTAGGGCCAGTCCTAATGAAATTACCTTAGGCATCACGGGTATACCAACGGGTAACATTTCTGATGTATTAAACAATCCTGTTAAAGGCAGCCAATGTGATATCTACAGGGGATTTTTCTCAGTGACAACAGGAGATCTATTACCAATCTCAGGTAATCCTGCTGGTTATTTCCGTGGTGTTGTTAGTAACTATGATATAACTGATGATCTAACCATGGGTGCATCAACAGGTACACTCGCACTATTGTTAATGCTTACTAATGTAGTAGGTTTATTAAACAATAAGATCGCAGGAAGACGCACGAATGCCAGTGATTTTACCAATGGTGATATGGCCAGGGTATTACCACTGCAGAAAAGCAACTTCCAGTTTGGAGCACCACGATGAGTTTCTTACGAGGATTAGCCACTGCGGCAAGTTTTATCGCCGGTGATAGCGTTTGGAGTAGCCTTGCAAGGACAGCTATCCTTGCATATGCTGTTAACCAAATGAACACCAACACTAATAAATCCAATGACACAGGCACAGAAAATATAGATCAAGGTGTTAGGCTACAAGCTAAACCTGATGCTACAGCACATATACCTGTTTTATATGGTAGTGCATATTTTGGTGGTAATATCAGTGATGCTGTGATGACCAATAATAACAAGACCATGTGGTACAGTCTTGTGTTAGCAGAAAGGACTGGTACGCTTTACAGTTCAGGTGCAGCGACAGCATATACCTTTGATCGGGTATATTGGAATAACCAAAGGATAGTTTTCCAATCAGATGGTATTACAGCAGATTATACAGTAGACTCAACTGGAGTCGTTGATCGCAGCATAAGTGGATTGGTCAAAGTCTATCTATATGCCGGCAACAGTACCAGCACCAGTCAACAAGCACCCTCTGGTTCAACCATAACAGCAGCAAATGCTTATGATATTTTTCCAAATTGGACCAGTACTACCCATGCAATGGACAATCTCATATTTGCCGTAGTTAGGGTAGATTACAATAGAGAAAAGGGTGTAACTGGTATAGGGGATATGTTGTATCAAGTTACCAGTTCAATGACACAACCAGGTGATGTATTCCGTGATTACATTACCTCAACACGCTATGGTGCAGGTGTTGATTCAGCTGCGGTATCCACAACAGATGTTGCAGCATTAAACAGTTACAGTCTAGATAATATCAGTTATGATGATCAAGGAACAGGTGCTGAAACACTAGCTGACAGATATCAGATAAATGGTCTAATAGACACAGGCAACCCAGTACTGCAGAATGCAGAAGCCATACTGTCAGCTGCTGGTAGTTATCTCAGTTATGACACACATACGGGTCAATGGGGTATTGTAATTAACCGGACAGGCGCTTCAACGGCTGATTTTTCAGATTCAAACATACTAGGCACTGTAAGCATTTCCGGTACTGGTTTACAGGAATTGTATAATGAAGTAAAGGTTGAATTCCCACATAGAGAACTACGGGACTCGGCTGATTTTTATAATATCAGTCTAAACAAAAGGAATTCAAATGAACCCACCAATGTACTTAATTTAAGATATGATATAATCAATGAACCTATCCAAGCCCAGATGTTGGCTTTGATAGAACTAAAACAAGCTAGGCTTGACAACATAGTTAAGTTTTCAACAGATTTTAGTTATTACAATCTCCGTGCAGGTGATATAATCACAGTAACTGATTCACGACTTGGTTTAAGTTCAGCAACATATAGGATAGTTAACATTGGTGAGCGCCAGGACAATCAGGGCGCATTACAGATGGATATAACTGCAATACAGTATGATGCAAACATATATTCATTTGCAGACCTTTACAGATTTACAAGATCAGATGATGATGGTATTGTTACAATAGGTAGTATAGGCACACCTGGTACACCTAGTGTATCCAAGATAGAACAAGACTCAAGACCTAGATTGGAAATTACCAGTAATTCACCAACAGGTGTAGTAGAAGGATTAGAATATTGGTTAACCACTGATGTTGGTGAAGCCGATGATGATCTAAGGAGCTATACATTAATTGGCACAAGGAGACCAGAGGGTGGTGGAGTATTCACTAGTGGTACTGCAGTTACATTAGAATACACAACATCAGCTAGCGATTTCTATGTGAAAACCCGTGGTGTTAATACTACCACAACAGGACCTTTCAGTGCGGTTAGTGGACTAGTAGAATTTGAACCAGTACAAACAACACAGGCTATTGATTCAAATACCAGCATGTTTGATGAAACTGGTGCATTATTAACTGGACTAGCACTAGTAAATCTTGCCAGTAAACTGTTGGATCTATTTGGTGTAGGTAATGATGACAAGAGTTTGTTTGATCAGATATTTGATACATTTGAGGAAGAAACTGGAACAGACCTAGTTGGACAAGCCACGGATGGCACCTTGGTTGTGGCCGGCGATCTAGAAGTAAAAGACTCAGGGACGAGTCTTGGCCCAACCACTGCAAGCATTGATTTTACAGGTGGATTAACAGCATCAGGTAGTTCGACGATTACCGTACAGATGAAATCCGGTACTGGTTCAAAACAGATCCTAGCATGGGACGACACGGCAGGTGAATATAGGATACTAGATGCAGCTGGCTGTTTATCAGGTTGTGATTTCATTGAAGAACCAGAACCACCAACACCAGCAGTACCTTGTAGTTTAACTATCGCTAATTTATTACCTGCAAGTTCAGGTACAAGTACTGAATCAGTTTGTAAATTAAATCCTAGTGTACCATATACAGGTAGTTATTTTATTACCTACAGTATCGATCCTGGAACTGCTGAAGGTGGTGCTGCTAATCCTGCTATACCTTTTTATGCACCAATACAAGCAGGTATTGGAAACATTTATCTTTATGGATCAGATGGTTCATTAGAACAAACACTAACAGAATCAGATCTCATAATCCATAACAATGTAGTTGAATTACCATTTGCTGACAGGACACCGGGTAAAGACTATTATATATTAATAGAAGAAGGTGTTGTTACAAGTTGTAGTTGTGAAAACGCAGCCGTTGAGGACTGCACAACCTGGAGTTTTTATACCAGTACCAGTCCACAAGCTGAATTTACATATACAGCTGGTGATTTAACTGACGCAGAAACCTCTGATACTGTTTATGCTGAAGTTTTAACCTGTGATTCAATCAGCTTGGCTGGAACAGGTATTTGTGCCAGTACTGCAGAACTAAGTTTAGTATTTTCAGAAAACATACAGGCAGGCACAGGTTCAGTCCTCATTAAAGATAGACTCACAGGCACAACTGTTAGATCATTGTCAATTGGATCAGCTAACATCTTTGAAGACACTGTTGATTTTGGTCTAGTAACTGGCTTATCGGACAATACAGAATATGATATTGTGGTACCAGTGGGTTTAGTTACAACAGCAAGGATCAGTACTGTTGTCACTGTTTGTGATGTTACAGTTACCTATCCACCAGGACCAACACTAAACAATCAATTGCGTACAGGTGGTTTTAAAACAGATATCACACTTGAATTAGTCAGTGTAGATTTATGTTATGAAAACTCAGGTTTAGTCAGTAGACGCAGTAACATAAAATTAACATTTAATAAAGCGATCACCGCCGGTGCCACAAGTGAAATATCAGTATTAGAAGGCTCTGGTTTTTCAAGTAAAACACATCAAAAGATAGATTTAAATGCTACATTTGCCGCAGACGGTGTTTGCAGTTTATTTTCAATATCAGGTACAGATTTATATTTGAATCCAACACTTGCATTTAGATCAGGCGAACAATATCAAGTATATGTACCTGCTGATGCAGTACAGGATTCATGTGGTGTTGGTAATACAGCTATAACAACTGACCTTTTCCAGGTAGATAGGATAGAAACAGCACCAACAACAGCTCCTGTTTATGGAAGTGTTTATGTTGATTTTGAATTCCGTAGACCAGTTATACCAGGTCGAGGTAAGATACACATTATCAATTCAACAACAGGCGAATTATACACCAGTATATCAGCTGGCGATCCTGAAGTAGTATTCAGCGAAACAAGATTTACATAAGGATTTACGGATGGCAACAGTAACAGGAACAGCAAAATTATATGATTCAGTCACGCTTAGACTGGTAGAAAATATCCAACCAGCGGTGTTTAGCACCACTTGTACAGTGGCAGCAGTTCCAACTGTGCTTAGAGGATATACACAAACAGTTACACAAAAACCAACAGCGGTTACCAGTTTGTCAGTGGCCGCTGATTATCTTTATAAAGGTGGAGTAGCAGATCTTGAATTTTCAGCTACCCTTAGGAATTATACGGCTACCCATATCAGGATTGATATAGCGGCATTAATTGCTAGAGGATTACCAGAAGGTACACCGTTAACTTTTGTAATGGAAGAAGACTGGCTAAGAGAAGATCAAAATAAATTACCATCTAGTTTAGGATTATCTATTCCTCGAGATGACAGTTTCTATACAATGCGTACACCAATATACCTTAACGCAACTCAATTCACAACGAGCAATTTCAGTTTAACTGCAGATAATACAAGATTAAAATTTGGTAGCGTGTCAGCGGATTCAGCATTTACTCCAGTGATGACTGTGGTAGCTACAAGGAATGTGGAAACAGAATTAATCGCAACCATTACACAATCCACAACAGCTAATTATACAGTTGGGAGTAACACAGCTGATATACTCTCATTTGCAGTATTTGTTCGATCAAAACCTACTCGCATACTACAATTTGAGTCTGATTTCACCACAGTTACAACCAGTTTAACTGCTGATAACACAAGGTTAAAATTTGGTTATCTACCAGCAGTGGTTACCTCTGCCGTGTCCAGTTCAGCCATTAGGTATCCAGGCATACTAGAAGACTTGGCTGTGGTATCAACAACGGACTGTACACCTATTGTGTTCTCAGAAGCCGGTGCAGCCATTGAATCTTCCGGTACCCTCAGCATAACAGCGACGAGGATAAGACCAGGTGCCAGCACAATGTCCACGGCTTCAACACAAACAGCAACGGGTAGCGTTCCAATGTTTGAGACATTAACTAATTTTGCAGGTGATTTCAGTCTTTATTTTGGTGGAGATGTTGATATTGAAGTAGATTGGGGTGATGGTACTGTAGAAACTTATTCACAAACACAAGATTGGACCACTGTAACTGATGCTAATTTATTTGAAGTATCACATACATACACAACCTCTACTACAAAAACAGTCTCAATCTCGGGATCAGCTGAAGTTGTTTCAGGATATACAGGTGTTAGTACTGTTAGTGGAGCCGACTATACAAGGGCCACAGCTTGGGGTGAAATCCGACCTTTATGGTTATACAAATGGGGTGGTAATTTAACCAGTACAGGTGCAAACAGGGTACTGTCAGGTATATTACCCGGTGAAATACCCTCAAGTGTAACCAGTTTACGATCAGCATTAACAACCGTCAGTTGGTATACAGGTAATCCATGGGCTAACATAGGCGATTGGGATACCAGTCAGGTAACAGACATGTCCAGTTGTTTTGCTGGCACTGCATTTTATATTAAGAGTCACAACATCAGCACATGGGATACCAGTTCAGTTACCACAATGGAGGCAATGTTCTCAGGTAACAATGCTTATCCCAATTACAGTTTAAATTCCTGGGATACCAGCGCAGTTACTACAATGAAACAGATGTTTAAAGATAGCAACTTAACCAGTACAACTCAAATTGATTCATGGAATACCAGTGCAGTTACTGACATGAGTCAAATGTTCCAAAATACACAATTGAAAATCGAGTTAGATATTGCCAGTTGGAACACTGGTGCAGTTACCGATATGAGTTATATGTTTGACAATGGTACAATGTTTGCAATCGATCTCAGCACATGGAATACTGTTTCGGTAACCAATATGCAAGCGATGTTCCGTGATACTGGCAATTTTAATTCAGATCTAAGCAGTTGGAACACTGGTTCAGTAACTGATATGAGTCAAATGTTTAAAGGTTCAGACTACAGTAACACAGGTGTTACACAGAGAAATATCAATACTTGGAATACCAGTAGTGTTACTACAATGAGTCAGATGTTTGAATCATCAACCGCAAGACTCTTGTCATTGAATTCATGGGATACCAGTGCAGTTACCAACATGTATAGGATGTTTGCATTTACCAGTGATTTAGATCCTGTTGTTGCAAATTGGGATACCAGTGCAGTTACCACAATGGAACAAATGTTCGTCGGTGCAGATCAATTTGATCATGCGATCGGCACATGGGATACCAGTAGTGTAACCACGGCTGAGTCAATATTCAATGACGCAACAGTATTCAATCAAGATATCAGTGGATGGGATCTGACAGGTATCAGTACACAGGAATATATGTTCTACCAGGCAACAGCTTTTGACCGAGATTTAACTGGTATAGCATTTGATTGGTCTACGGCATTTGATGGAGACAGCATGTTCTATCAATCAGGTATGGGACAAACAGCAATGGATAGAACCATAATATATATAGCAAACAGGATATATCAACAAGCTACAACACCTCCAGCTGGTGTGATAGGTTTACCTAATGGATATACAGCATCAAGTACCACATTTACACATGCAACATACACCCAATTTACCGATGCACAGTCTGCCTTAACATATCTGTCTGGACAAAGTTGGACGATTACATATTCACCTGTATAAAAAAACTTTTTTTAAGGTTTTTTAAGGTTTTTTGAGGTTTTTTAATAAATACAATAACAGACAACCAGGTTGTCTGTATTGAAATTTTTGACATATAGACAACTAACAAAGGAGAAAAAAAATGTCAGCAGCAAGTGATTATTTAGAAAATAAAGTACTGGACCATGTTTTAACCAGTACCGGTTACACAGCACCAGTCACAAGATATATTGGTTTATTCCTTAATACCAGTGGTAATGCCGCTACTAATCTTGAAGCAGGTACTTTAACTGATGAAGTTTCAGGTGGAAGTTATGCAAGACAAACTGTTACCTTTGGCGCAGCTTCAGCCGGTCAATCAGCTACCAATGCAACAGTAACATTTACAACAGCTACTGCTAACTGGGGAACAATTACCCATGTTGCTGTAATGGATGCCGTATCTGGAGGTAATGTTTTGTTCTGGGGTGCAGTAACAACAAGTAAAACTATCGAAACCGGTGACACATTCCAAATTAGCTCAGGTAATTTAACAATTAGTTTAGCTTAATCTACCGATTCTAGGGTGGCTTAGGTCGCCCATTTTTTTTAATAAGGAATAAAACATGGCTACGATAGTTTTAAGGAGTGTTAAAGGCAGTGCATTAACCTTTGCAGAAGGTGACAGCAATTTTAGCAATCTTAACACTGATAAAATAGAATTAACTGATCTTTCAGTAACCAGTAATTCAGCCAGTGGTGGAGGAACTTTAAGTTATACTGATAGCACAGGTGTTTTCAATTTTACACCACCTGATCTTACCAGTTATATTGATTTAACTGATCTTTCAGTAACCAGTAATGCAGCCTCAGGTGGAGGAGCATTAAGTTACAATAATACCACAGGTGTTTTCAATTTTACACCACCTGATTTGACCAGTTATATTGATTTAACTGATCTTTCAGTAACCAGTAATGCAGCCTCAGGTGGAGGAGCATTAAGTTACAATAATACCACAGGTGT